GAAAAAGACAGGGGGGGTCGCCTTGCTGCTAAAAAAACGACCACCTTTACGGCTATTACAGCTCTTACACATCGATTGTAAATTATCTGGCGACCACATATCACCACCCTTAACACGTGGCACTATATGATCCACTGTGTGTGCTGGCCCATTACATATTGCACACTGCCAACCATCACGATCTAATATGGTAATGCGTAACTTAGCCCACTTACCACTGCCTAATGCTCTATCTCTCAATGCCAACCCTTCTTATCAAAGTGCTCAGCTGCTAAGCAAGCGTTAGGTTCATCATTAACTAAGCCATATCTATGGGCAACGTACTTCATATGTAAGTCTATTTGACCTCTAGGTGTAAGTGTAAGCACCATCTTATTACGCATCTGTCCTAGACCATAATGACTATTGTTTCGTGCTTTGTAATTCCAACGACTCTCTTTATGTATCAAATAGTTGTAACAATCAAATTGCTCATATGTTTTAAACTTATTGTAAGCATATAGCTTTAAGTTCATAACTGAATTATCATCTGCAACGGAATCAGTCTTTACAAAGCAAAGATTAACTATGAATAGAGCGATCCCAACTAGCCAGCACCTTGCGAGCTTTCCCTTGCGGGCTCGCCTTGTGGCTTTGTGAGCCACTGCTTCACTAGAGCCTACATTATCCATGCAAATCTCCTTACGCTTAATCTAGATTATCGTCTCAATATGTGGACTGTGATTTACAACACACTATATGTAGATCATCTGTGTCAATCCAAGTCTCATCCCAGCCAGCTGCGCTCATTTGCGACTCGCAATAGCTTTGGCCATACTATAAGTTCCTGGAAATAAATCGTCTAATTGATCTCCAGGTTCATATTGTAAGAGATCCAATATCCACTGATTGAAATGATCAGGTTTTGCACCATAAAGTCCTGCCTTCATAGCTCTTGCACCTGAATGCCAATCTCGTATCATAGGTTTAACTCTTTGATTTTTTCTGCCGCCATAAAGCAACACATATTCTGTTGCCCACTGAACTGGTTGATGCCACCATATTTGATGGAAAGTTTTAGTCCAAACACACAATCTGCTATCTGGGTGTGAATTGGCCAGATAAAGTCGTAAACTTACTGCATCAAAACTGACCGCCCAGCCATCAGGATATTCATCCATTAACCGCTCTAATAATTTTATATGTGTAATTGGATCATCCCAAATCAATGCTTCATCGTGTAATTCAACATATTTTTTACCTTTACCTAAATATGGCGGATCAGCGTAAGCGAACTTCATTTACCACCCCATCCGCCACCTTTAAATATGAGCCCAGGTGCGCTATAGATCCTTGACATTTGCAACTTACATTTAGGGCAAGACATAGGCGTGCTGTCATCATCGTAGGATCTATGCACTGACCCATAGGTGCCGCATTCATTACAGCTATATTCGTATGTTGGCATTATTTACTCTCAATCAACTGGCAAGTGTGGCAGACCACGGTAATAAACTTCCAACTACCACACTTATCACATCTGGATATATCGCTATCTGGTATATCCAAAGCTTCGGCTATATTCTTAACGCCTACGCACCCACAATCCATACACTGATACGCCTTAAATCCATCTGGCATATCCAACTGATCGAGCCATAAGAACTCGGTCTTGCGACTGCAACCATTACATTTAAACTGTGTGTGCATTATGGTAAACTCCTTATTGCCTACAGTGGCACTGAGTACAAACTAAGAAATTACCTGAAGTTACAAGCCTGTCGTCATTACAAGCTACACAAACATCGGTAGAAGGCACAAACTTTACCTGGTCGTTCTCTATGCGCTCCAGGTAAGGCCCACCTCGAAGAATCTCGACATAACCCATTTATTCACCCCCTTTGTCTTTAGCAAAGAACCAACCGCCAGTGGCATCTTGCTTAGCCCAAACAGCATGTTCTTTTATATTGTTTTGACAAACATATCCATAATAAGGTTTGCCCGTTGTTTTATTCGTTCCTGATCTCAACGTATGCCCATACTCGCAGCACAACGTTGGTGGTTTTGGTGGCTCAGGTATTTTGACACCATCTGTAGTCCATTGCACTGGATCATCTAACTTATTATCTACACTGAATGATTCACGTAACACATCTTCCACAGCTCTAGCCCTTGTGCCAGGTGGTGAATAATGTGCAACCTTTGTCATTTCTTCTCGGCTAGCCCTTTTGCCCTTAGCTGCATAACCTGCATTTGCAAGCGCTCTGCCGATCGCTGAAGTCTCAGCATTCTCCAATGCAGAAGTTGAATTGACACCCCTATCAGACACGCTCTCACTAGCAAGCCCAGTCGCCCACGGCTGTGCATCGGCTTCTGTCTTAAATAGTTGAGCACTAATAATGTATCGAGTGTCTGTGGCCTGCTCGATCTTTGTAGATATTCTTCCATCTGGATAATCCTTCCAAAACTTTTCAAGTCGGCTCTCGACTGTTTCGTAATCTTGTAAATTAAATGCCATTAGTCATTCCCCCAGGTAAATGCAACATCGAGCTCTGCTTCCAACACGGTCTGGTATATCGAAATGTAAGCAATAGCGTCTTTGATGCTGTCCTCGTGCTTTGGAGATTCACTAATCCGAGAAATCTTGACGAGTGCCATACATAATGCAACTTGACTAGGTGTAACTGGATGGTCGAGGTATGCAGACCAGAGCTCACTGATCCGCTTATGGTTTGTGTAAGGATGACCGTAGACCGCTCCCCTTGAATGCACCAGATCGACAACATCGGCTAGCAGCTTCTCAGTTTTTGTCATAGTCAAATACCTGGTCTGACTTTGATTTATTGTCCATCATACGACGATGCATATCCCAACCGTCTCGACGACCAAGCCAGTAGTAACGAGTTTGCGCATTTTCCTTAACTACGCCAATTAGCCAAGCAACAATTATTGCAGCTAAAGATGCATAACACACTGCGTAGAATATATCTATCGTAACCATATAGCCCTATCTATGCGCACATATTTTGTGGCACGGCCATAGTGTTGCACTTGTGTATGACTTTGTGGATTATTTAATAGCGTATTTGTATAACGATTTGGTAACGATGTTACCCGTAGTACCTGCCCAGAGCTGTAAATGAGCCATCCTTATTAACTGGCACCAGGGTCGGTGTCAGGGTCTTTCCTACGGCTTCTAGTATAGCAAAGCCCATCTGCCAATTTGCGCTTCTATAGCGGATGTAAGCCGCTTTCTTTCGATCCATTAGGTTTCCTACCTCAACCCCATATAAGGCCCTATAATGGCCGTTTACGCCCTCTGAATAGGCACTCATACCAAGCCTATGGCTATGGCCAATAAGACAGGATTTGCCAAACTTTTTTGCCAGGTTCAAGGCGGTAATTCCAGCGTGTTGGCTCATACTGCCCTCATCACCGTGGCATAGCACCCAGTCAGGGTAAAACTCATAAGCTGTGCGGTGGTAAGTCATTCCCATCTCACTAAACCCCATAAACGCTGGGTACTGTAATTCGGGTAGGTTAATTAACCCAGGTACTTTTAATAAAGTGTTATATAGGCGATCAGTATGATTACTGCGGATAATATGCATCTCTGGACTGTACTCACCGAGATCCCAGAGTATTTGCTTGCATAGCTCACGATCAGCGTGTAGGTCTTCTGAATAAGCCAGAGGTGTGCCTTCACTCCATTTGCTAATCGACTGGAAATCCATCTCATCGCCAACCACCAATACAGAATCAAACTTTTCCCGCCTTGCTAATTTGATAACATTTTTTACAGCTGCCTCGTGATGATATGGCACCTGCAGATCGCTGATTACCAGGTAGCGCTTAATCTTCATCCTCTTCAAAATCGTCAAGTGGATTTTTTATAGGATCTTTACTATCTATGATCCAGTCTGGATAACTTGACCTATCCATCGCAAACGCTAAAGCTGTGCCTTCATCCATACCAGATTTACGGCAAGCCATATAAACCTCATTAGCTGCTATTGCCCAGAAGTCTAACTTTGTAAGTACAGGCTCTTTAGTAGTCCTGCGCCTACGTGCAATCTTCTTTTTAGGTTTGCGTTTAGTAGCCATAATAAAATTATGACTTACTGATTAAAATAAAGAGATCATCGACACGCTTCTCTAGTCGATTGATTTGATCCTTAATTGATGATCCGCCATTAGGTTTTAGTTCAGTTAAATAGGATTTAATAACCCAGCGTAGAGCCAGCAATAAACTGCTTGCTATTGCGCATGCGCCAACGCCTAAACCAACCCATTCGTTCGGGCTCATTTTTTAGGAGTTGCATACCCAAAGACACCAGCTAGTAATGCCCAAAGAATAGAGCGGTAGTCAGCTGCGAAATTGGATGCTGCCCAGGCTGATAAGAATGCGCCTAGTGTTAGTACGTATGGATTTTTCATATTCATATTTTGCCCCCTAGTAATGGGATGTCGAATGGTTTGCCATCGAGATCGCCTAATTTTGTAAAACTTATGTGTATGTGTTTTGCGTGTGGGTTTATGCCTTTGTATTTTCGCCATTTCCAATTCAATATCTTCGAGCATATTCGCCCGTTATAGATGACGTATGATAGGCGTGAATCTTGTTTGGCTGCGATTCTGATCTGGTCAGCCAGATAAGGTGCGAGGCTGTCGGATGACTCCAACCGAGCATTAAGATCAAGACCTCTGACCCACCCAAATTCGTCTGGATTATGATCCGATTTTCTGGCGGAGTGACGACTATCGCCCAACCATCCTTCTGGACTTTTAGTACACCGATCTGGAAACCACGTATCAACTTGATCTCTTAACTGCACACCAGCTGCACATAATTTTGGATTCATTATGCTGCAGGTTTACCTAGTGTAAGCCCTTCAGGAATTGGTTGGCTGTATTCCCATCTTTCAATGTAATCACCAACGCCATCG